GGAACTACGGTAGTATTTGCAGTAGCATTAGCAGTTGGAACAAGGGTAGAGTGCGTATATCCAAGACCTTAATATGAAAAGACAAGATGAATATAAGACAAGAGCTAGAAAACAATTTTGAAAGAGCTGTATTCCTAAAAGGCGACCCCGTTTACCCTAGAGAAGCCAGTCGGTATATTTGGGCTAACGAACACCTTTTAGGCAAAAGTATCTTAGAGGTTGGCTGTTCTAGCGGTTATGGGATTCAATTTTTGCCCAATGATATTTGGTATGTTGGCGTTGATTATGACGAAAAAATAACTAAATATGCCGCTATGCAAGGCTGGCGCAACAATACTTTATACGTCCATGCAGACATCAATGAGCTAGAACTACAACAGCACGACACTATTATTGCCTTTGAAGTCATTGAGCATTTAGATAATGGTTTAGAAATTGTTGAGAAACTCAAGAAGCATTGTAAAAGATTGCTTATTTCTGTTCCCTACAATGAGCCAGTAGGCTTTTGGGGGGAGCATCATAAACTGCACGGGCTAACAGAAAAGGATTTGCCCGACTTTAAATACGAATTTATTAATCAAGACGGCTACCTAAAGCCGCACATTGACCCAGCAGATAAATTTAGCCTAATGTTATGTAGGTGGGACAATGCCTAGCATATTATGTTCTGTTGCCACTAGAGGCAGATACCATACAACGTTACCCTTAGTCCTTAATGCAATCATTAATCAAACTAGGTTGCCTGACAAGCTCGTAATTTTTGACGATAACGATGAGCCTCAAGACATGAGGCAAGAAATGATCTACCAGTATTTCTTTCAAATGCTGGACATTAAAAAGGTCAAGTGGGAATGGTTATTTGCTGGAAAAAAAGGTCAGCACCATATACATCAAGCCGCAAACACAATGGGCTATGACTGGGTATGGCGGTGCGATGATGACGCAATTCCTGAGCCTGATACATTAAAAAATCTATACAGCTATGCTACTGCAATAAAAAACGTGGGTGCGGTAGGCGGGGCAATTCTTACGCCGCCTAACCTATTTGATACCAGTAAATCTACTGGCAAGATAGCAGACATAAATACAGAACCCAATATTCAATGGAATGACATAGAAAAAATAAAAGAAGTAGAGCATCTTCATTGTTCTTTTTTGTATCGGGCTGGGGTGCATGACTACAATTTAGGGCTTTCTAGGGTGGCGCACAGGGAAGAAACGTTGTTCACTTATGGCCTTCATTTAAAAGGGTACAAGATTTTAGCCGCACCTCACGTTAAAACATGGCACATGAAGAACCCCCAAGGCGGCATACGCTCCGAAACCCGAAAGGAAATGTATGACCATGATGAGCAAATATTCAGAAACATTGTGGGCTTTGCTGACCGTACTATTGTTGTTCTTAATTGCGGACTGGGCGATCACCTTGTGTTTAAGAGTATTTTGGATTCTATCCGTAACCCTTTAGTGTATGGATGCTATCCCGAAGTCATCCCTTGCAAATCAATAGCTGAGGCACAAGCCCTTTTTGGTGATCTTGACCAATGGAATATATACAAAAAAATGTGCGAATGGAACTGGAAGGGCAGTATTCAGGATGCCTTTAGAAAGCTTTACTTATGATCTTAATAGCTCCTTTTGCTAAACCATTACAAAACGGCAAGCTAAACCCTAAAAACTACCCTTATTGGAAAGAGCTTATTGCCCTTATAAATGAGCCAATTATTCAGGTAGGCGTAGAGGGCGAGGAACAATTAGTGCCTGATTTTAGGAAAAACCTACCGTTAACTGAGCTAAAAGACTTGCTCTATGAGTGCCGTACATGGATTGGGGTAGACAGTTTTTTCCAGCACCTAGGCTGGGCTGAGGGTAAACAAGGAATAGTCCTATGGTCAGTATCCGATCCGTTGATATTTGGACATGGGGAGAATATTAATTTATTGAAAGATCGAGTATATTTGGCTCAGAATCAATTTCTTTGGTGGGACTTTACTGAACATAAAAACAATGCTTTTGTATCCCCGTCAGAAGTGATAAAATTCTTGTAAACAAGCTACACGACAAAATAAGACCTACAAACTCTAAAATAATGGTGTCTTATGGATTGGCAGATAGTATTTAATATTTCGTTGGCGGCTTGTTTATCAGCAATAGGCTGGTTTGCCCGTCAAATATGGGACTCTGTTCAACGTTTAAAAGATGATGTAAAGCAAATTGAGATAAATTTGCCTACTCATTACGTCAAAAAAGACGAATTAGCTGTGCGTTTTGACAGAATTGAGCATCTTTTAGATAAAGTTTACGAAAAACTTGACTCAAAGGCAGACAGATGAGCGAACAAACTTACATTGAATCAGCAAAAGAAGTGGCTGGCAAAGCTATTGGTAAACATGGCTTAGTTTATATTACCGTCATTGTTGCTATGGGCGTTGGCGCATCTATTGTGCTAGAAGAAAGTAAAATGGCGGCAGTCATGGGATTACTTGGCGCATCACTTACGGCTTTAATTTCTATGCTGAACGGCGTTGCTGGGGCTAATCCAAAGCAAGAAAAGCCTGAGTTTGAAATTATGAAAGAACTTATTGTCCGATTAGATGGCATGGCAGACCGTGACCCAATGTCAGTCCAAGTAGAAAACGGCAAGGTTACCGTTCGCAAAGGCGATAATAAAACCGTAATAGGAAAATAATATGTTCGGAATAGATGACATAGTATCCGTAGGAATGAAGCTAGTAGACAAGCTAATTCCTGACCCAGCGGCTAAAGCGCAAGCCCAGCTTGACTTACAAAAACTTGCCAATGAAGGCCGTTTAGCTGAAATCCAAGCGGACGTAAACGAGGCACAAGAACTTACAAAGCGGCAACAAGCCGACATGATGAGTGATAGCTGGCTAAGTAAAAACATACGCCCTATGACCCTTATTGCAATCCTAGCGGGTTATTTTGTGTTTGCAATGATGTCAGCTTTTGACATAGATACTAATAAAACATACGTAGAGCTACTAGGTCAATGGGGTATGCTTATCATGTCCTTTTACTTTGGCGGGCGCACACTTGAAAAGATTATGGATATGAAAATGATGGAAAAAAAAGATGAATCTAAGTCCTAACTTTACCCTTCAAGAGTTAACCCATTCTGATGCCGCCGTGCGTCATGGCTGGGAAAACAATCCTGATGCCAATGAAATCAACAACCTTACCCGACTTGCTGAACTGTTAGAACAAGTGCGTAAAGTGCTAGGTAAGCCAATTATACTTAATTCGGGCTTTCGCTCAAAACTGGTAAACGATTCCGTTGGCTCTAAAGATACTAGCCAGCACCGCATTGGATGTGCCGCAGATATACGGGTAAGCGGCATGACACCTAGTCAAGTATGCGAAGCTATCATAGTCTCAGATATACAGTTTGACCAATTAATACGAGAATTTGATAGCTGGACACATATTAGCGTTACAAACAACGCTGGCGATACGCCCCGCAATCAAATGCTTATTATTGATAAAACGGGGACTAGACCTTACGCCTAGAACGGCATATCGTCTTCAAAATTACTAGGGGCTGGGGGCGCTTCTGAGCCGCCTTGTTTACTGCCTAGCAAATTTAAGCGACCTACAACAATGTCAGTAGCATACTTTTCCTGACCATTGGCATCAGTCCATTTTTTAGTGCGCAACGATCCTTCGATGTGGATTAAATCGCTTTTTTTAACGTATTTGTCTACGACCTCAGCCGCTTTACTAAACGCTGAAATCCTGTGCCATTCCGTATGCTCAGTCTTATTGCCGCTGGCATCTTTGCCGTAAGTCGAGGTGGCTACGCTAAAACTGGCAATAGGCTTGCCGTCAGCCGTATAGCGAATCTCAGGGTCTTTGCCTAAACGACCTAAGATGAATACTTTATTTACTGAAGACATAATTATTCCTTAATTTCATTGATTCTAATTTGTATAGAATTGGGTTTTTTAAACTGCTCTAATGCTTCATCTTCAAGGCAGTAATGTTCTTTTACTTTTTTCCAGTCAACTTGACCTAATACGCTAATGCGCTGGACACGGACACCGCTACCTTCGCTTTCATTGCCAATCAATAACTCTTGCAAGGCAATCTTGGATAGGTCATAACTTGCGGTAGCGTCTTCCCACTTGAGCTTGGCTTCTTTATATTCTTTGACAGCTTTAGCCCATGCACGATCTGTGCGTAGACCTAGCTTGTCCCAAAACATATCCCATTCCATTTCAATTATTTTCCAGTAATTAGGATCAGGCTTTACATGAACAAGCATAAAATCTTGGGTTTCTACGCACCATACGCAAAAATGACACCAAGACGCTCCAGTAACCATTAATTGGTGCTGGACTTGAGCCATGTCATACGGGGTAAGTTTTTCGTTAGAAGCAAGCTCCCA